AATTACAATGTTTTGAAGCCTTCTTGTTCGAGAGTTTGAGGGAGTCCGAGGTGTCCTCGGTTATCTACGATAATAGTATGCTTCTCTTGTTTACCATTTACGGTGGCTTCCCACCCTAATTCGTATGTTATGGTTACGCCCATTCGTCCTTCACCCATGATGAAGTCACGTCTGACATGGCATACAAAGATTAGCTTTGCTTTATCTCCCCAGGGAGATACAACCTTTTTATCAATTAAAAATAGACCGAGGGGAATATTGGTTTTGCCATCATTGATTGTCTTTATTTCATCTCCGTTTATTTTAAATAAACCAGATTCAAGACTGACACCGACAGTAAATTTCTTTTCTGCCTTTGTCGATTCAATAACTAACTCAACCACTTTCTCTTGGTCTATGTGCCCAAAATGGTGAACCATATCATTTTCATCGTCGTACTGTTTTAGCTCAGTATTATCGTTATACCTAGCTGTCCACTCATAGTGGAGCTCTGCACGAGATTTTCGTTCTTTTGGGTCTGATATTTTTCCAATTATTTTGTTGGCCATAGGATTGTATTCCTCCGAACTTGGCGCATTGTATTGCAACGGCCTAAAACTTAAACTCTTACTATTTTTATTTTTGTGCTCCCTTTAAAATGCTTGTCCATTGACTTACAGGAAAGTCAATTGGAGGGGCATCTTTACGGAGCACCCTAACGACATCTGTATCGCTATTGTAGAAAAGACTGATTCGGTCTCCTGTAAACTCTTTTTTTACCTTCGTTAAGAGTTTTTTGTTACCTGTTCGGATAGCCTTAGCAGTATCTCTCATTAATCTAGCGAATGTTGTGTCATTAGGATGTATTGGTATATATGACATAATTTTAAACTTTTACTAATTAGTTCTCATCGTAAGTTAGCGTAAATGTGAATGTTGCGGTATCTCCAGCTTCTGCTGCAGTTGTTGTTTGCAACTGAAGTGTAACGAAGTCTGAATATCCTACTCCAGTAATATTACCAGATAGGTCTCCATCGAACGACACATTAGCTGACCCTGGTGAACCTGTTGGTACATCTGCAGAAGCTACAGTGCTACTTCCAGTTGTTGGTTGACCGAAAGCGGTCACATGTCCAACAAATTTAATAGTCTCTCCTGCTCCTAGTGCACCACTTGATTTCCAAAATTTTCCGTTATCGACTTTATTGAATGACCCTGTGAAATGACCTTTTAACCAGACTTCATAAGAATTATTACCTGCGGTAATTGGGTAGGATGTATAATCCGCCGCCGAAGCCAATGAATTACTTGTCTTGAAATTAAAAAGGTTTCCAGAGACACCTAAGTCTGTGGTTGTAGGAGACCCACTTGAACCGTACTCTCCCCACCATTGAAATGTTGCAGCCATATTGGTGTTCCTTTCATTAAATACATAATTATTGATAATTTGAAATTAAATTACCACTTCATCTTAAAACTTATAACTCTATTATAGAAATCAATCCACTTGTGAATTTGTTTATCGATAGTATTTTCTTTGTACCATCGATAGTTATTTCTACCTAGCCTTAACCTTAATTCTTCATCCTTGATTAACAGTTCTAGATTATCGTACCATTCTTTCCCAGTAGATGCTAGAAATCCTGTATATCCTTCCTTCACACTTAAACTATATGGCTTCATCCTGGTGGCTACAACAGGAATACTCAGCGCTGAATACTCTCTTATCTTTATATCACTTTTACCTTGGTTAAATCCAGTCTCAATTAAAGGAGCTATACCTATATCAAAAGCAGCCTCTCTGAGCTTGCTAGGATAGTATAGTAGCTCAATGCCTGGTATTTTTTCAAGTTGTCCTCCACTTTTACAGTGTGAACATACTGATGTTGAGTTAGGAATATTCTGAAAGAGGTTGGGGCCTTTACTAGACTCTCCATGATACCCCATCATACAAAAATGAACGTTAGGATATTTTTGACAGAGCTTTGTAATGACCTCTTCAACCAGCTGTAAGTCTTCATAGTGACTAGCAGCTCCAGTCCATCCTATTCTTATGATACCATCATTTTTCTTCTTATAGTAGTTATCCCAATGTGTTGCTGTCCAAGCTGGTATATCCCAAAGAGTTTTATCTAAACAATTTGGTAGTGCCTCTATGCGTGGTTGCCAAAGAGCATATTCATTTTTAAGTCTATCGGTGGTTACCTGCATTGCATCTGACTTTTGCATAATCTTTAGACAACGAGCGTAATTAGGACCGAAAGGACTCCAGAAATCATATGATGGATTTGTAGGAGAAATAGCATTTACATAATCGTCTAATTCAAAAATTATCTTTTTACCCAATGAGTGTGCTTGGTCAAACGATTCATAAGCTTCTATATCTGTCATTCTCTGAACTATTATTATATGAGCCCACTCTACCATCTTCCAATTCCATCCAAAATTTACCACTACATCTGCTAAGTCCTGTCTTTTAATTTCGTTAGCAGGAACTAACATTCTATAAAATCCACATCCCTTATTATCTCTAGGGATAAAGAGCAATTTAAGTCTATCTGGCTTTTGAACTTTTTCTGCCATTAGTCCTCCTTCCTTTTAAAACTGATTCTAAAACTTTAATAGATGAATCCCAATCAAGATTTTTAGCTGTTTCTAGTCCGTTCCTTATTAACTCTTCTCTTTTTGTTTTTTGCTTTATCAGTATTTTAATTTCTTCTTCTAGTTTTTTATGGTCATCTATTTTAACTATAACAGAATTTTTATTAGTACAAAACATTTTTGCTCCAGATGTATTTGTAGTAAGTACTGTACAACCACACGCCATAGCCCATGCTTGTAATTCTGCAGTACCATCTTCTGAATAAGCTCTTATAAGAATATCCGATGATGATAATATTTTTCTTACTCCTTGATAGTCTGGATTCTTCCAATGTTTATTTGATTTAATTGGGTTTGGTCCATCGCTTATACTCCATAGTTCGAAGTCTTGATGTTTAAAATTAGTTAGTGCTCTTTTTATAGTTTTGATTCCTTTCCATGGAAAAGATGAGCCTTCTACTAATATCCTAACCTTATCTCCCTTTGGTACTCCTAAGTCTGGGTAAAACAATTTTGAATTAACACCTATCGGCACAACGTCTGCTTTCTTATTGAACTGCTTTAACATTGCGGCTAAATCGTTATTAGTTACAATGTAACGCATCTTTAGGTTATATGAGGACTCTATATAGTTTTTCTGTGCATTTCTTTCTATATAGATTCTATCTTCATCTAATCCTTTATACTTAGCTTTAAATAGTTCTTCTGGATAAAACTTAAATTCCTCATTAATTAGCAAATAATATTTTCTTGCTTGAGTTACTAGGTCATTAATATAGAAAGCACAGACAGTATTTATAGCAATAATTGCATCTGCAGTTTCAAAGTCTTTAAATGAGGTTTGTAGTTTTTGGGGTCTTACTTGTAAGGGATATAAATCAACGCTTACTAATTCGTCTAAAGAAGTTATACGAACATCATGTCCAAGTTCAGCTAATCTATTTGCTTGTTCGTATATTATCGTAGCGCCACTTACCCTTAAACTGGGCAATACATAAATTACCTTCATACTTTTCCTTTAACTAATTAACTAATTTTATTTAGTACATTACCATAACGTGGGCAAATCCTGACCCACCAGTAGCGTTATAAAGCGCTATTCTATCCGTTCCAGTACCTACTTCGAATTCATATTCTGTGTTGGCTAACATTAAGTAATCATCTGCATCAGCTTCTATTACACTTGATTTAGCTGTTAACAAAACATACATGTTTACTGTAGGGGTAATCTTAAGTAACTTTTCTGACCTAACAATTGTGTCAAGGTCTTGGTCAACAGCAGTAGCTCCTGCTACTGTTAATTTTAGATTATGAGCATTTCCATAAAACATAATTTCCTCCTAATTTGTAAGTTATTTTTTAATTTCTTTAACTTCAGTTTTTTTAGTTTTAGCTTTTTCAGCTTTAACTTTCTTAGCTTCAGCTTTTTTAGCTTTAGCTGGATATAATCTAGCAAATTCTTCTGGATGATTATATCTTATATGTGATGTTAACCCAGCCTTAGACTTTATATCTTTTTTACCACAAATCTTACAAACTATTCCTTCTGTCTTTATTTTAGAGTTTTTGATAAGACTCTTTATTGCTTTAGATGCATTCTTGTCTACAGGCCTATCGATATAAAATTCATTTGGTTGTTTCTTTATAAGTATCTTTGCATACCTAATTGGAATTATGCTTTCGAAATCTTCGAATATATAACTTCTTGATATTTCTCTTTTGTCTACTATTTCTCCATGTCTTACCTCAGCAATATTTATTATAACTGGAATGGATTCGTTATTAATTGTTTTACTTTTGACTACTACTAAATCTTTCATATATTCCTCCTACTATTTTAACTAATATCTAATTAACATAAATAGTATAACACTCTCAAAAGGGGGAAGGCAAGTGTATTGCCGTCCCCCTTAGAGTCTTTTACTAAATTCTAAATTTTAAACTTTTTATCCTAGATTCTTTACCACCGCTTGCCATTGAGGGACACGAACTTCCAACACTATGTTCCAGACCACTGTTTGAGTTTCAGCTAGGTCAAGACCACGATATGTAGGTAGACGATACATTGGCTCTGTTTGCGCTAGTGCAATTTCGTTCATATCAACGATAAATATATCAGTGTTAGGAGTATTTGGAGAGTTAGTCGCTGTCAAGAATGGGTCGAGTATAACCTCGATTGGTCCCGCCCATGACATGTAGCGAGCTACATTATATCCAAAAGTCATCCCAGCACTAGGGTCGTTGTAAACAACTTTGTTAGCCCAGAGAGCTGCGAAATCCCTCAAGTCTTTTGCACCCATATACATGGTTGTAGGAGTTCCACCATTGTCGACAATAGCTTCGATAGCATTGTCTATGTAGGTTTGAGAAATAGGATTCCCACCTGCATTAATAGTGTTTGAGGCTCCTGCATAATCTGCAATAAGCTTGTATAGACCTGAGAAATCATTGGTACCAGTACCATCATGATTTCCGTAGTAGACTTTCTTTTCTACGTCGTGGAGAATTTTACGCATTCCTTTTTCCAAATGAAGATTCATTAGGTCAAAGTAATCACTTGCCGCCCACTGTGCTAAATCACAGACTTTTACGCTAGTAGCGTATGTCTTAATTTGTGCACTGTAGCGAGTGATGGTTGCGTTGTTTTCAAGAGGAGTTCCACATTCGGCGACTGCTGTGTCGTTAGAACCGAGTGCGGTAACCATATCCCACTCATGTGTTTTACCATTTGCTGCGACCTTGGATACTCTATCCAAGAAAGGAGTATTTCTTCTAGTAATATCTCCGACTTGGGTGTCCAAATGTTCTCTTTGTGCGAATGCACCAGAGGTTGTCGTATAAATAGCGTCTTTCATGAGCATCGCTGCTGCTTCGTCCACGCCTTGGTCAAGCTTAGTAGATTTTTCCAGTAATGATGCGGCTTCTAGTAATGTTTTTCTTAATTCTGCTTGAATTTCCATACTTTTTGCCTTCTTTGCTTGAGCAATTAATAATTTTTTAAATTCTAAACCTTTTACTTATTCTTAGATTTTGGAAGCGTACTCAGAGCGTGTCTTTTGAATCAAGCTAAATAGAGCAGGGTTAGTTGAATGAGTTTTCTTTAACTCAGCAATCTTTTCATCCCTTTCTTTTATCAAGGTTTTAGAGTCGACTTCTTCAGAGTCATCGTCTCCTACTTCCTTTTTGACTTCAACAGTTTTGCGTTCTGCTGGTTGAGCTTCAAGTTCCTCAATTCTCTTTGTAAGAGATTCATTGGTTTGCACCATACTTTTGAGAGAACCAGTTAAGCCTTCAACAGCTTTCAAAAGCTGACTATTGTCAACTTCCTCGGACTTCTCTTCGGATTTCTCTTCTTCAGATTCTTCTGAATCAGCATCCTTAGTGTCCTCTTCGCTTTTCTCTGTAGCTTCTTCCTTTCCCGATTCGTCTTTAGGTTCGTCTTTTTCGGTTTCAGTTTCTTCAGTTTTAGCTTCAGCTTCCTCACCACTTGCTTTTTCTTCTTTG